TTCATAATCATAATTGGTAACTTCAGTTAGAATACTAGTAGAATACCGACGGTTCAATGTTCCTTGGTCATAATACTCAAAGTAGTATGTATTACCACTAACTGAACCGTCATAAACAACAGTAGAAATTTCTTCTTGTTGGGTTGTGCTCATTAATGGACTGGTGATACCTGGAGTCGTTGTCAATTGATATGTAAATGAACGAGTAATGTTATCATCAAATGGAATGTTAACACTTGTAACTTTGAAAGTTCCGTTAAATACGTTTTCTGATATATTAGCAATAATCACTTCATCGCTAACTTTCAAGCCTTGAACACCAGTTGCTAATGTTACAGTTGCAGTTGTCGAAGGAACAACACCATCACCACAGAAGATTTGACTGATTTTTTGGACATTTACTTCAATAAAGTTTCCATTTGTTCTCCACTGTTTATTCAGTCTAATACCAGCCGGAAGTAAAGTAATGCCCAGCGAGTTCTTAATTTCTACTGTCTCATAATGATGAATACCACCGTGCAGATTTTCATAAGAGCCATACTTATCAAGTAACATCTTATCAAATGATGTATTATCCAGCGGCCATTCATTTCTTACGTCTATGATGTTATTCGATAGGAGAATTACCCAATCAAGAGTTGGGTCATCATAGTATTTTTCTGCAATTTGGTCCGGTCTTTCGTTGCCGACGATATTATACTTTGTGAAGTAGACTAGACTACCAAAAATATCGTCCCGTATTTTGCTCTTCTTAAAGAGGTTCTTAATTTGAACGTAATCAGAAATAGATGCATCACTTGAAGGATTAACATATTCAAAGTTTGGAACTGAGCGGAAGTAGAAAGACATTGATTAGTACCCGATTTCTTGATACGGCATACCAATGTAATCATCGTAAAATACTGGTTCAAGTTCTTGAAATTGCATTTCTAATGAGTATCCGGTCATCGTTGCGGTCATATCATCATATGTCATATATTGATTATTTGGTGTGTAGTTAACGTTAAACATTTTAAGAGCACAGGTTTTAATCTTATTGATTGAAGTGTGTTCAGATTTTTGTTTTCCATTCATATATGTTATATCAAAAATCATTGGAGTTTTTAGAAATATATCCGCAACACCTTTTCTTGGAGCCATTGTTTGTTTAAAAACTCTTATGATTTGTTTAACTTGTAATGCTTCTTCTTCAGTTCTTGGGGTCAAATCAAATCTAAGACCAAATGAACGTAATTCTGGAGTTTGGAATAGGAGTTCAAGGTTAGGATTCAGAATTGCGCCAAAAGCCCTGCTAAAGAAATTGGCACTAGAATTGGCAGCCATTCTAGAAAGGTATGATTGAAGGTAAGCGCCAATTGCTTTATTTGACGGGTCAGTTTTCACTAAATTTCCTATTGCATCTATAACTGTACCAGAATCTGATTTTAAATCCGTACTATTCATAGACATTAAAGATGCAAATGCTGTTGCCTGCTCAATAGCATTCATTGGGTCTCCATTCCAATTTACAGTATTGCTATCGGATATACCACCTTGAATTGGTAAAATTATTGTAGATTTTATAAACTTATCTTTTTTTGTCTCACCCTTTTCATTTTTATAACGCTCGTTTCTTGCTAGATTATTCTTGTTAAAAATACGAGGTTTATAATCTAAAATTTGAAATTTAATATAATCTTGCTCATACTGTTTATATTTTTCGGGATAATAAAGATTTGTTGGCAATGGTGATATATCTTTATTTACATTATCGACCCCCTCATTTTGAAGAACATCCAAATCTTCTCTATTTGCCGCCGTCCCTTCTGCTTTGGCATCTGATGGAGCATCTTCGGGGGTTTCTACAATATCTAGTAAACCATTCTTTATTATTTCATCTGGAGGAAGAGATTTGAGGTTTTCGAGCCTTTGCTTTAAAGCGTTTTCTTTCCCAACTTTTTCTTCTAAACTTTTTTGAACTTCAACATTACTGGTTTTATCTTTTACAGTTATACTATTTTTTCCAGTTATGGTTATTTTTGGAGTTCTTTTGTTGTCTTTATTTATTTCATAAACTATCGTATCGCCACTACATTGATCTACAACAGTTACAAAATTTCTTTTTATTTCTTGGATACTAGTCGCACCAAATTTTGTAAAAGGTTCTTTTACATATGCCATAAAAGGTGTAAGAGTTACAGTTTTACAGGCCATTATTTAACGCTATTAGTATACTATATTTATTCCGGTATATAAATCGGCATAAACGTAGGAATTTGTAGAAAATACTCTAATTCGTGCGGTTTGATTCTATAAAACCTACTTTGTATTCTTGAAAAATTATAAGTGCGGATAACACTCTCAACATATTGCGGAGCACGTTCCCAGTGAAAGTTAAATCCACGATAATACGTTGAACTTACTGAATTTAACATAATAACGGGGAACACATCATAATACTTTCCTTTAGTTACTGCAACATACTTGAAAGTATAAATGCCGTGCATATCCATTGCCTCTTCGGCTCTGCCCAATTTTCTTAGAAGTTCTAGAACGAGATTAAAATATTGTGGTGGAGTTAGACCCGGTGGAAGTTTATCAACAAAGTTCTTTACCGCATAAAACTCATCGCTTTCTTTTTTTAGTCTGTCAACTTCATAAACGGAAATAGAAGGATGATAAATTCCTGCCGCTTCATCCTTTGCAACTAATGTTTTAAGTTGGTCAGAAATACGTTGCAATCTAGTTTCACTGGCTCTGCCAAGTCTTGAGAAGAACCCTCTGAGACTTTGCATAGTGCCTAGAGCCGCTCTTGCAACAGAATTGAGTTGAATTGGAAATTTCATAGACCTAATTCTTCTTCGGTGACAAGTTTAAAAATAAGACCATTATCTTTACAGAAGTTCTCTGCTGCTCTCCATTTTGCCTCATTCTTTGCATAAGTTTTCACCTCGGTAAGATATGTTCTTGTCTTTTTCTTTGGTGAAGGATTGGGTGGAATGGTTTGTCTTTTTGGTTTGATTTCAAGAATATAACGTTTAATATCTCCAGTTTGCTCTTGAAGTTTTACAAACAAATCCGGGAAATATCTTCTTATCTTCTGAGTTGTTGGGTCAAAATACTTTATAATAATAGATTCACTGCTCCATTCTAGAATAGAAGGATTTGAATCACACCATCTAAATGACCGGAGTTCGTAGCTGCTTCTATAGATAATATTAGATAAATCACCAATATACTTTTGTGGATTAATTGGTTTATAGAAGTTTTGAACGTAGTTCTTTTCGGCCACTCTAAATAATAGATAGCGTTTAGTGTTATTTATGCCCTTCATTAAAGCAGATGTTAGGTCTAAAAATATCTCGGACATCAAGAACACAATTCTTCGCCCGGCACTAACATCTCATTTTGCAGTAAAAATAGTTCCCCCTCCAGGAGTAATTACTTTCGTGGCTAATAATGCACGTATTCCTGGGTTTTCTCAAGATAAATTAGATGAACTATCATTACTTTGTAGTGAAGCAACTCTTCCCGGTAGCTCTTTATTTACAAATGAAGTAACCGGAGACTTCACAGGTGTAACGGAAAAAATGGTTTATCGTAGGCAGTATGATGACCAATCTTCATTTACATTTTATGTTGACCAAGACTATAGTATAATTGAATTTTTAGAAGGTTGGATGAATTATATTGTAAATGAAGATAGTCAAGAAAAATACTTATCGGACAATGCTTCTTATAGAATGAAATTTAGAAATGATTATGCCGGAACAATCGCAATTTCAAAGTTTGAAAGAAATATGGGTCAAGTCATTAATACCGGAAAATCTAATGTAGCTCCAAATTATAGTGCAACAGAAATGGATTATAATTTTATTCGGGCATATCCAATTTCTATTGACTCTATGCCAGTCTCATATGAAACTGGAACAATCCTAAAATGCATTGTAAACTTTACATACATTCGTTATGTGCGCTCAAGAATAAACTCCAAAAACGACACTAAATAACTCAACAACATCATTAACTGATTATGCCTTTACCCACTTTAGTAGTTCCTACTTATAAGTTAAATCTTCCTTCTTCTGATAAGGAAATTAGTTATAGACCATTTATTGTAAAGGAAGAAAAACTTCTCCTTCTTGCTCTTGAATCTAATAGCAACGAAGAAGTAGCAACCGCTATAAGGACGATCATCAAAAATTGTGTTCTAACTAAGGGAATTAAACTAGAAAGCCTTCCTATTTTTGATATTGAATATATCTTCTTGAATATCCGAGCCAAATCTGTAGGAGAAGAAGTTGAACTTGTGGTCTATTGTCCAGATGATGAGGAGACTGAAGTTAAAATTAAAATTGACCTTGAAGATGTCAAAGTTAAGAAGAATCCTGAACACACGAATAAGTTTAAAATTAACGATTCAATGATTCTTGAACTTAAGTATCCATCTCTTGATCAATTCATTAAAAAGAATTTTGATGTTGAGAGTCTCACTATGACTCCCGAGCAAGTTCTAGATTATATCGTTGACTGTATTGATAAACTTTATGATAAGGATGATGTTCACGCATTCTCAGATTACACTCCAGATGAGTGGAGCGAGTTTCTTAACAATCTGAATAGCTCAGTTTTCAAAAATATTGAAAAGTTCTTTGAAACTATGCCAAAACTATCTCACGAAGTTGAGATTACAAATCCAAAGACTGAGGTGAAAAGCACCGTTACACTAGAAGGGTTAACATCTTTTTTCGCATCGTAATGATGTATAATAATCTTGAAACTTATTACAAATTGATTTTTGCCCTCTGCCAGTTTCACAAATGGAGTCCCGAATTTATTGAGAATATGATTCCATATGAACGTGAGATTTATACAACATTGTTACAAAATCATCTTCAAGAAGAAGAGGAAAAAGCCAAACAGAAATAAGTAACAAATGGCACCCAAGCGTTCTAATAAAAAACCGAATAAAAAGGCTCTCCCTAAACCAGAGATTGTTGGCGGAGAGTCTGTGGGTGATAGGATTGAAGAACTTCTATTTCAAATTAATCAAGAAGAAAAAGCGGCAGAACAACAAACCCCTCAAAGACAAAGAACCGCAAGAAGAAGTAAAACGCCGAGAAGAATAACAAAAACTGGTCTGTCTTTAGGGAGCAATAAAGCTAAGGATTGTTGTAACTGTTGCGACGATATGTTGGGGATGCTCAACATTATCAATGATTCAGTTTCAAGGGTTTTAAATGTTCTTAAAGCTGAAAGTCTTTTAGATAAAAAGAAGACAGATGAAGTAAGAAAAAATCAAGAAGACCAAGAGCGCAGGGAAAAAGAAAATCTATTAGAATCTTCTGGTAGAAAATTATCAAGAACATTTCAACAGGCTTTTACGCCAATCAAAAGTGCAATGGATGCAATTTTCAAATTCATCCTATTCACGTTGGCCGGTCGGGCTGTTAGCAAGATTTTAAAATGGTTCGCAGATCCAACAAACGAAAAGAAAGTTAAGTCTCTTGCGCGATTTCTAAAAGATTGGTGGCCAGGATTGCTCGGTGCATTTGTTCTTTTTGGAACCAAATTTGGCGGGGCACTTCGTTCAACTATTGGGGCGGTTATTTCTACCGTCTTATATCTACGAAAAATTGGTATTCCTGGTATTCTTGCGGGTTTAAAATCCCTAGGTATTAAAGGTCTCGCTTTCGGTGCATTGGCTGGTGCTGGTATTCTTGGATACAATTTAATCACAAAAGCAAATGAGGGGGGCAATCAAGAATCAGGTAAACCCGCAAATAAGAGTGGAACTACACCTAAATCTAATTCTCCGTTGCCAACTGGTGGTTATTCCAATGGTGGTATAGTTCGCGGTATTAATTTCTTTCTGCCAGAAGAAAAGCACGTTAGCGAAATTGGCTATGCCGAAGGTGGTCATATTGATGATGCAAGTGGCATTGCAATTACTGGAGCAGGGCCAGATACACAACTAATTGCAGCACAACCAGGAGAGGTTGTAATGTCAAAGGCTGCCGTTGATAAATTCGGAGTTGATACATTTTTAAAAATGAATATGCAGGCTGGCTCTAGCAACCGGCCAAAATTTGCAAACAATATTCAATTCGCTAAAGATGGTGGTATTGTTGGCGGAATTATGAGCGGCATTAAATCTGTTGGCTCAAATATGATGAAAGGTATGCCACAATTTGGTAGACCGGCCAAGGCAATTAATTCATTCACGCCTCCTAAAAATTCACCCAGGATAAGTCAATCCGATTATAATTCTCTACTAGCTATTGCATCTGCCGAAGATTCTGACCCGCAAGGTAGAGCTGATGTTGCTCAGTCTATTTACAATCGTCTATTTGCGGGTTCATCGGCATATGGTGTAAACTTTATGCCGACAGGCAGAAGGAACACCATAAAAGACATTATCACGGGAGAGGGTCAATATGAGCCAACATTTAAAAACCGGGGCGATTGGCTAAACATTAATGATAGAAAATCCGCTGCTCTTGCTCTAGCCAAGGCTAAAAACATTGACATTAGTTCAGCTATGCAAATGTTAAGTGAAACTGAAAGAGCCCTAAGAAATGGACAACTTCAAATGAATGCCCAGCAGCACGTTGGAGGAAGACCTTCATTTTTTGGCACATCTCAACTTAATAATATGAAGGGAGACGACGCCCTTCGTTATGATATGGTTAATGGTAAAAAGGTGTCAAGAAAGGATAACTTCTTTACTAATTATCCAGCAGAAAATACGAAATATCATAAAGAGCGTGGAAATGTTGCGGCTCCAATTCCTTCAATGCTATATTCGCAACCCGGAAACGAGCAGTCGTCTTTACCTAGAAACAATCTTCAACTTGTCTCTATGGCCCCAACGATTAAGGCTCCTGGTCCTAGAACCGCCGGTAAAATAACAATAACCGAGCTACCACCAATCAATCTCAAAAATCGAGGTCCCAAAGGTGGTACAAGTGCCTCAACAGATGTTCCAGAATTTTCTGCGATTCCACCATACTCGGATAGATATGGAGATAATGGAACTCTTGCAACACTTGGAATCCGAGCCGGTAATATGGCATAATGGCATCATTTTCTCGGTCTTCCTTCATTCCAAAAAGTATTGCACTTATTCCAGAGTGTAAGAATGACCCTGTTGTTTTAGAACTCAAGAGAATCAACAACAATATGCGTAAAATTGATGCATATGTTGTGTTAGGCTTAAAGGGGAAGAAAAAGCAATTAGAAGACCAAAGAAAAAGAGATACCGACTCAAAAAGAAGAGAAAAGAAATTAAGTCTTGAAAGGCAGAGAAAGGTTAATCCAATTAACTTCATTAAAGATAAACTTCCTAGAGCTGGATTCTTAGATGCAATCCGTAATTTCATACTATACACTGCAATGGGAATGGCAGTTCCTTTTGCTCTAAAAAATCTTCCAAAAATACTAGGCATCGTAAAGTTTATTACTCCTTTTTATAAAGTCTTTGAGAACTTTGCGGGTAATGTTTTAGGTGGTATTGCCAGTGCAGTTGACTTTGGCTACCAAGTTCACGATAAAATAAAAGGAACTTTAAAGAAAGTTACTGGCGATAAGTTTGAAAAGTCATTTGATGATTTAGAGAAAAATCTTAATACCTTCCTAAATCTTGCCGTTGTATTGGGTCTTGCCGTTGCGGGAAGTGGCGGGATTCCTATACCAAAGGGGCCAAAAGGTAGTAAAGTTCCTACAGGATCTCCACAGGCTAAAAAAATACTACCGAGCGGTTCTTTAAGTAGAGTCAATGATTCTTATGCCCGTTTTATTGCGGGGGAAGCTAATATTGGCGATAGGGCAAGATTAATGCGGCGGGGGGTTATAAATGTCGGAGAAGCAACAATGAAAGGTGGAACGGATGTTCTCGCAAAAAGAGCAGCAGCAAAAACAGGTGGAAAGTTTATTGGTAAGTTTGGAAGAGTATTTGGCCGAGTTCCGGTTGTTGGTGGTCTGATTGATTTTGCCCTTTCAATGATGATGGGCGAGAAACTAGGTAGAGCAGCCGCAAGAGCTGTCGGTGCAACTGCTGGTGCAGTATTGGGGAGTTTTATTCCCGTTCCCGGAGTTGGTACAATTCTAGGTGGTATCATTGGTGATATTGTCGGTGGTGCTCTTTATGATACATTATCTTCATTTGGTAGGCCCCGGAAACACGCAACTGGT